GGTGCGGCGGAAATAACCGCTTCCATGTTTGGCCGGAACAGAATGTCGGACGAGGGACATATTGGTGCAGGTCGTGTGGTAAAGGGGGCGACGCCATTAAATTCCTGCGCGACCATGATGGTATGACATTTAAAGAAGCCTGTGATTACCTCAATATCAAGATGGATGAAAAAAAGGAATACACAAAACCGGACATACGCCCGCACGAATACCAGCCGCGCGAACCGCAGACACCGTCGGAATTATGGCAGGCCAAGGCCGAAAAGTTTACATCCTGGGCGCAGGAACAACTAAGACAAAACGCCGATATCCTGTCCTGGCTTTCCGCCCGTGGGATCACCCCAGCGGCCGCGGCGAAATACCGACTCGGCTGGAACCCGGGAGAAGAAGGAAAGGATATATACCGGCATCGCAAAGCCTGGGGACTTCCGGAAATTATCAAGGAAAACGGAAAACCAAAGGCCCTGTGGCTTCCCATTGGTCTGGTCATCCCACAGATAACGGACGGCGCCATCCAGCGTATCCGCATTCGCCGACCGGAAGGAGATCCCAGATACTATATTCTACCAGGGTCATCCAGCGCCACCATGATTCTGGAAGAAAAACGCGAAGCCTTTGTTGTAGTCGAATCAGAATTGGACGCCATTGCCGGCGCATCGTCTGGAGAACTTGCCGGCGCCGTCGCCACCGGATCTCTGGAGGGTAAACCGGACGCCGCTGCATTTTCCATCCTGAAAAACGCCAAACAGATATTGAACGCGCTGGATTTTGGCGACGAGGGCGGCGGGAAAGAAGCAGCAAAGCGCGCGATAAAATGGTGGTCGGAACATTTCCCGAAAACAAACATACGTTGGCCCGTTCCGCAAGGAAAGGATCCGGGTGAAGCATACCAGATGGGGATTGACCTTGAAATGTGGATTAAAAAAGGGTTGTGGCCGGTTGTGCTGCTGGCGGAGAAGAAAGCCGTCCCATCCATCGCGCCTGCCAGAGAAAACGCAACAGCGGACAAGCCAGCCCCGCCATCCGAGCAAGAGATGACAGACATAGTCGCCGCGCGCGGATTATCGCCGGAAATTGCCGAACTGTGTGTATTGCTGCGCCGCAATCCGACGGTTCGCATCATCAATACGCAAGAACGATTCAGCATCATGCGCGGGGACAAGCCAGGCGCCGGAGGACGGATACAGCAACTTGTTTTATCCGTCCCGTCTGTGATGGACTATATTTTGGCGCATCCCGCGGAAGTAATAACGTGGGAGAATATTATGGGTGCGCAGAAACATAACGGAGAATAATCAATGAACGCCACAAAAATATTTCCGACAATTTTAATCATAATCAGTATCGCCGCCGGAATCATGTATGCCGTCAAAGGCGACGCCCGCCATGCCTGTTACTGGTTTGCGGCGGCCATACTGAATATTACCGTAACCTATTAGAATCATGACAAAAGACGAACTTGAAATATTACTGACGGACAAGCCAATCGAGATCAAAACGCGGGGGGCCGTCCTGTTCAACGCCATCGGCGCGACCATGTCGGCGTATAACCAGGAGCGCAGCGTCGCCAACCTGCGCAACATGGAAGCCGCCAAGGACGCCTTTGACCGGTTCGTCGCGGAGCTGGGCGGCGGAGTTTCCAACGACACATTCGATAACCTGATGGCCGTCCTGGAATATCTGACCAGCAATGGATGGAAAGCCGCCAGAAACAGCCTGTATCGCCACCAAAAACAGGGGAAACTGCTACCGGAAGCCGACGGAAAATATAAACAGCGTGCAGTTGATAAATATGCAAAAACATTCTTAAAACAAACATCAACCGGAAGGCGCCTGCAGGAAACGTCAGACGAATTACAACGCCAGATTCTGCAGCAAAACAAAAAACTAAAAGACATTGAAATCAAAATGAACGAGATTGCCCTGCAAAAAGAGCAGGGCGCCTATCTCCTGGTATCTGACGTCAAGGACGCCGCATTTTCCCGCGCCCGCCAGGTCCGCGACGCACTACTGAACATCCCGGACAGAATATCATCCATCCTGGCCGCTGAAACAGATCATGACCGAACGCGCGACATCCTCGTCGCCGAGATCCGTCAAGTCTTAGAAATACTGGAAAAACCGGAGGAAATCAAAGTCGATGCTTGACGCCGCAAAAATATATAACGCATCATTTTCCGCCGGCCTGCGTCCCGATCCGGAACTTACCGTCGCGGAATGGGCCGACAAATACCGGATGCTCCCCAAAAAATCGTCCAGCGAACCTGGAAAATATCGCAGCAGCCGCACGCCCTATGCGCGGGAGATCATGGACGCGCTGACCTCGGCAAGCGGTATTCAGGAAATTTGTGTCATGAAAGGAACGCAACTGGGGTTTGCATTGTCAATTGACACTCCAATTCCTACGCCGACAGGCTGGAAAGATATGGAGCGGATAGAAATTGGAGACGATGTATTGGATGAAAAGGGCGACCCTTGTAAAGTGACTTACATAACTGAAATAATGAACAATCATCAATGCTATCAAGTTCATTTTTCTGATGGAAACATTATAAAATGTGACGCTGATCATATATGGACCGTGTGGGATTATGCTAATAAAATAAGCGGAGAGTATGTGAGAAATATTGCAACCATAAAAACCAAACAAATATATGAAACATTTAACGAAATACACGGACGGAAAAGAGGCCGCAATCGTTATGGGATTGACGTAACAAAGCCGCTCAATTTGCCGGAGATAAATCTGCCCGTTGATCCATATATACTTGGGTTATGGTTAGGCGATGGTAATCGCTGCTCAAACCGCATAACAACTCATGTGGATGATGCGGCGGAAATGTTGTCATATATTTTAAACAAAGGCATTTATGGAGAAATCATTGAAAAGCATTCAAAGGGAAAATGCGTTGAAATTGTTTTAAATAAACCACACGGAGAATGCCAAAGAGGGCACAATCTTAGTGAAGTAGGAAAGTTGCCGCATGGCACTTGTCGCGCTTGCCATCGAATAAGAAGCGCAAAACATAAACTTCCGCCGATCATATACAATAGCTTTCAAAAGTCGTTACAATCAATAAATGTATTCAAAAACAAGCACATACCATCATTATATCTAAGGGCGTCACAGGAGCAACGCCTGGAATTATTACAAGGGTTGATGGATACAGACGGCCACATCACCAAAGAAGGATATTGTGAATGGTATAGTTGTGATGATAAATTGACTAATAATGTCATGGAATTACTGACAACATTAGGAATAAAACCAAAATGCAAAAAGAAAGGCGGCGGCAAATTATGCAAAATATACGACGGAAAAGAATATATCAGTAAATCGATAAATTGTGTCACATTTATGTCATTTATCGAAATGCCGGTTGTAAAGTTAAATAGAAAAAAAGCACGATTAAAATCAATCAACGAAGCGCGGTCAAGTGAAGTAACTCAAAGACGCATAATTAATGTAATTCCTTGTGAATCATTCCCTGTCAAGTGCATCCAGGTTGACAGCGAAAGCAAATTATATCTTTGCGGGAAAGGGATGATCCCAACCCATAACACCGAAATCGGAAACAACTGGTTCGGCTACGTGGTGGACATATCGCCAGGCCCCATGATGATGATCTTCCCCACGTCGGAGCTCGCACAGGATCACAGCAAACAGAAATTACAGCCGACCATTCAGGAAACCCCGCGGCTCAAAGACAAAATCCGCGAGCATCGCCAGCGCGACAGCGGGAACACCATCTCCACCAAAGAATTTCCCGGCGGAATACTCTTCCTCTCCGGAAGCAACTCCGGCGCATTTTTCCGTTCCAAGTCCATCCGGTTTTTATTTCTGGACGACATTGACGGCTTTGAGCATGACATCGGTGGTGAAGGCGATCCCGCGGAACTGGCCCGTAAAAGAACGGACACCTACGGACCCCGGAAAAAAATCATGGAAGTCAGCACGCCAACCATCAAAGGCGTCAGCCGCATCGAAGCAAGCTTCCGGGAATCCGACCAGCGCTATTATCATGTCCCGTGTCCCTATTGCAAAACCATGCAAAAACTGGAATGGGGCGGCGATGGAGCGGATTTTGGAATCAAATTCACCCGCGAACCAAACGGAAA